ATAGTCCACTGCGCAGTGGTAATCTAAGAGTTCGTCTGCGAATGATGACAGTTTATAATGAAGCTTCACGTATTGGGGGACTAGTAGGCAGTACTGACAACTTTAGCGAACTAGCAGCAGGTTTTTGGACACTACACGGTGACGTTGGTGATCTAGCACCCATACAAAGTTTAAACAAAAGTTGGGAAGTTCCTAAACTTGCTGAAATGGCCGGTGTGCCTGATTCCACAGTGTTTGCAAGACCCACCGACGGACTAGGCATTAGCAATGGTGATGAAGAACAGAATGGCTTTAGATATCATGAATGTGATATTGTTTTATTGTCTCTAGTCACGGCAGTTGCAAGGCATAATCTAAAAACTGCTGATCAGATTTTACTAATGTTAGAGGTAGATCCCTCTGATCAAGATACAGTAACTCGTGTTAAAAAAATTCTGGATAGAATTAAATCAAGTACTTTTAAACGAGCTAACCCCTATAATCTTGCTCATCCTATTGATAGTTATAGGTATCAAGGACTAGCCAATCTTGACCAAGCTCTTAGATCTAATCTATGAAAAAAATAGCCATACTTGGTGCCAATGGCACTCTGGGAAATTTACTCGGCGTTCTACTTAAAGATGTTGGCACTATATTACCAGTAACTAGAAAAGATCTCGACTTATTAAACTACACTGCTGTTTATGACTGGCTACAACGAGAACACCCAGATGTAATTATTAACTGTGCTTTCAGTGGCGGTAGTGTTAATACCACCGATGTTAATTTAAGTGATTTGCAGAGAAATATGCAGATGTTCCTTAATTTTTATCATCAGCCATCTAAATTTAGATATATTAACTTTGGTAGTGGGGCTGAATTCGATAGAGCTAGGGATATCAATAATGTCCAAGAACTGGAAATTACAGAACGTAATCCCATAGACACCTATGGGCTCGCTAAAAACTATATTGCCCGCACTATTTGGAAAAGAGACAATTTTTATACATTAAGACTATTTGGTTGTTTTGGTTACAATGAGCCTAGTTCCAGATTATTTAAGAGACTTCTAAACACAGGCAAACTTAGCGTAATTGATCGTAAATTTGATTTTTTTAGTCATAGAGATATGGCCACTGTCGTTAAACACTACATAAATGCAGATCAAAAAGACTTAATCAAAGACATTAATTTAGTCTATAAAGAAAAATACAGTCTATACTATCAGGCATTATTGTTTGCTGACACACATTGCCCAACAGGGGAAGTTTTACTACAGGGATCTAGTGATCTAAATTATACTGGTAACAGTGACTTATTATATAGTCTTAATCTAGATTTACACGGTTTGAAACAGGGAATAGAGGATTATAAACCCAATGAATAATAAAAAAATAGTATACATAACTGGATGTCTAGGCTTTATAGGAAGCCACCTAACCAGGCAATGTCTTAACCTAGGGTGGTACGTTTGTGGTGTAGATAAACTTACCTATGCAGCCAATCAACAATTTCTACCCGAATTTAAAAATTATCCTAATTTCAAATTTATAGAAAGCGACATTAATGATCTTGATATGCTCTATGAATGTGATTATGTAATCAACACTGCGGCAGAAAGTCACGTGGATAACAGTATTGAAGATAGTGACAGTTTTGTACATTCCAACATTAATGGTGTTCATAATCTACTAAAACTTATAGCCAAAAAGAAACAACGTCGTCCTATATTTTTACACTACAGCACAGACGAAGTTTATGGAGATATTGTAGAAGGCAGTCATAGTGAAAAAGATTTACTCAAACCTAGTAATCCCTATAGCGCAACCAAGGCTGCTGCTGATCAACTAGTGCTAGCCTGGAGTAGAACACACGGTATTAACTACATCATTGTTAGGCCTACCAATAATTATGGTATTGGACAATACGTGGAAAAACTTATACCCAAGAGTGTTAAATTTCTTGAAATAGGTAGAAAGATAGACCTACATAATAACGGGACACCTATTAGGACCTGGTTACACGCTGCCGATACAGCTAGGGCCACCATACACATTATTAATTCTGGTGTAGTAAACGAAATCTATAACATAAGCGGCAATCTAGAATTACCAAACATAGAAGTGGTTAAAAAGATTCTTGGTCTTTTTGGTATAGAAGAAAACATACAGGATTATATTGAGCCCAGTATGAGGCAGGGGCAGGATGTAAGGTACAGCATTGATGATAGTAAATTGAAGAATCTGGGCTGGCAACCTCAGGCAATATTTGACACAGAGCTAGAAAAAATAGTAGAATACTATAGAAATAATTTTGTGTGGTAACAATGACAGTAAAAAACTATATAGTAAATTCAGTAAGGCCCATACGTAACGGCTGGATGCTGGAAAAAAATCGTGATCTCTACCTAGCCTACCAAAAAATGTCACAATACAGTCGAGCTAGCTATGAGCATTATGTGGAAGAGCCTTTTGAATACATACAGCTTACAGAAGAAGTAGACGATAATGATACTTACACTCTAGCTGTCTGGGAGGATATTAAACGTATCTGGAATCAGGAGCCCTGTAATATATTCTTTGCAGGTGCTGATACAATTATGATAAGACCCACCTCACTGTTTGGGGATAGATTTAAAGAGTATAGGATGTTTAACTATACAGATCCTAAAAGCGAAGGTGAATTCCAGCATTATTTTAATGATGATATACAGTATTATCCTCATACAATGAGTCGGACAGTCTGGGACCTAGGCGAACAACTATGGTCACAGAGAGTGGGTCATCCTTATCAACACTGGGGATTTGATCAGGTTAGGCATAATTATATGTTCTGGAGTCAGGATATACCAATGGAGGATAGATTCCATCCTGAGTTGGCTTACCAAGCTATGAACCTAAGGGCACTAACAGAACAGGCCATTGCCTGGCATAATTCCTGGAACGGTATTGATATTAATGCAGCACACATACTACACTTCCACGCTAGTCGTGGCAGTCAACAAGTAATAGATCTTATGAAATATTTTTGCGACTATTTAGAAATTCCCTATGACAACTCCAACACTTGATAAAATATTAGAATTAGTAGAACAACATTATAAAGAACGTCAGGAATCCCGTACCTGGACTGCGGGTCGAGATTTTGTAAACTATGCTGGCGCCTACTACGATCAGGAGGAATATCTAGCAGGTGTCAAAAGCCTACTTAGTGGCTGGTTGGCAATGGGTAATGAAAGTTTAAAATTTGAACGACAGTTCCCCAAACAGTTTGGAAAAAAACTTGGTATAGTTACTAATTCAGGTAGCAGCAGTAACCTATTAATGATGGCAAGTCTTACCAGCAAACGTGGATACAATTTACCTAAAGGCACCAAGGTTCTTATGCCTATTGCAGGTTTTCCTACTACACTAAACCCTACATTGCAAATGGGTTTTACGCCAGTGTTTGTGGACATAGAGCTTGATACTCTCAACCTAGATCTTGATCAGGTGGAGGCTGCACTTAAACAAAATCCTGATATTAGAGTCATTACCTTTGCGCACGTACTGGGAAATCCTCCCAATATGGATAGAGTAATGGAAATAGTTAAAAAATATGATCTTATTCTATTAGAAGATTGCTGCGATGCTCTAGGAAGTACCTATAGAGAGAAACCACTGGGTAGTTATGGTCTTATGGCTAGTTGTAGTTTTTATCCTGCTCACCATATGACTATGGGCGAAGGTGGTTATGTAGCCACTGATGATCCCGAACAAGATATTATTTTAAGAAGTTTTAGAGAATGGGGTCGCGGCTGTTATTGTGTGGGACCTGAAGCTAATAAACTAAAATGTGGCACTTGTGGAACTAGATTTAAAAATTGGATACCCACTATGCCGGATGAAATTTTTGATCACAAATATGTATATGATGAGATTGGATACAATCTTAAGCCAATCGAACTACAGTGTGCAATGGGCATCAAACAACTGGATAAGTTGCCGGAAATACACGCACTACGTAGACGAAACTACCAACTATTATTTTCCATATACGAGAAATATGAAGAATATTTTCATCTTCCTAGAGCTCAGGAACACAGCGACCCCAGCTGGTTTGCTTTTCCACTAACAGTAAGATCAAACGCTCCGTTTACTCGTGCGGATATAGTTGACTACCTGGAAGAAAAATTGATTCAGACTAGACCCTACTTCGCTGGTAACATTATGTTGCAACCAGCTTACAGTCATTTAATGGATCAAAATTTAGCAAAAAATAATTTCCCCAATGCAACACTAGCAATGACCAACACCTACTTCCACGGCACTAGCCCGGTAATCACTCCCGAGCAGATTGCCTATATTGGAGAAGTAGTAGACGGATTTATGAGTCTGTTCAATTAATTACAGAGGAACACTATGAGAGGCGATCAATACGTAGCACAATTTTTAAAAGCAATTAATAGCAACAAGGTATTTTTAGTACAGGGCGGAGCTTGTGCCTTTATGCTAGATGCAGTGGGCGAAACACCTGGAATGAGTTATGTGGCCTTCCAGCACGAACAGGCAGCGGCTATGGCGGCTGATGCACTCTGGCGAACCAGCGGCCAGCTGGGGGTGACATTCTGCACCAGCGGACCAGGCGCAAGTAATCTATTAACAGGCATCGCCTGCGGCTACTACGATAGCATACCCAGCCTACATATCTGTGGTCAGGTGAACGGTAAAGAGGTAGCACAGTATAAAGGTGCCAAAGTAAGACAGGCTGGATTCCAGCAGATGGACATTGTAAGTATGGCCAAGCCTGTATGTAACTATGCCGTGGCAGTGACCAAGGCCAGTGAGCTACCACTTGCTCTTAAAACTGCTGTGGAACAGGCGTTTACTGGCAGAATGGGACCAGTGTTAGTGGACATTCCTATGGACATACAGACGGAAGACATAGGCACAGATGAAATATTGTTACCAGAAATTAAAGTTCCCAGTATTGCAGATGATCAAACACAAATTATTGCTAATAGCGTAAATGAATTTTTCCAGTCAGGTCAAAGGCCCTTGGTTGTATTAGGAGCTGGTGTTGAACTAGCAGGCAGACAACAAGAGATGGTAGACTGGTTACAGAAAACTCGAACACCGTTCGTGGCCAGCTGGAGTGCTCTAAATATTTTTGATCATAGTATGCCTAACTATCTAGGTCATTTTGGTGTCTACGGTAACCGTGGTGGTAACTATGTAATACAAAACGCAGATCGCATTCTGGTATTAGGCAGCAGACTGGATAATCGTCAGACTTCAGGCAACGTGGATAATTTTGCGCCCAGTGCTAAACTAATGGCCCTGGATATTGACGGCGAAGAATTAATAAAGTATCCTGATAGATTTACAGGTATACAAGTTAACCTTACACACCTTGATAAAATTTTACCTAATGTTGCTGCGCCAGAAGCTAGTTCAGACTGGCTGGAATATACTAATAGAATTAGAGAAAAATATCTAAACACCGATATTAGTCAGGAAAGTGAAAAATATAACAGTCTTAATCCCTACAGTGTAGTTAGAAAGATAACTAGTCTGCTTGATGATGATGCGCACATCTTTGCTGATGCTGGTGCCAACCACGTTTGGCTCTATCAGATGTGGAATCGTAAAGGTAGACAAAAATTATTTACTAGTAGCGGTCACTATGCAATGGGTTACAGTCTACCTGCTGCTATTGGTAGCCTAATAGGAAATCCTGAAGTTCAGGCAGTCAGTTTTAATGGTGATGGTGGTGTACAGATGAACATACAGGAACTACAGACTGCAAGAGAATATGGTCTAGACATCAAAGTGGTGGTATTTAATAACCAGGGTCTGGGTATGATACGTCAATTCCAGAATAGTTATATGGGTGGACGCCATCACGCCACCACACAGGGTCAGGGACCAGGTGTTCCTGATTTTGAAAAACTAGCTGCCGCCTACGGTATGAAATATACCAAGGTTGTGGACCTTAAGCAATTAGACAGTGACTTATTCCAGCAAGGTTCAAGATTAATAGAATGTGTGATTGACCAACGAGTGCTTATTGAACCCAAATTGGAAATGGGAAGACCAATTAATGATCAGTTCCCCTACGTCACTGACGAAGAATTTTTAGAAAACAACCAATTTGTGGAATACACCCACAGAAAAAAATAAACTGAAGAAATTTCCACTTGCAGTATTGATACTTCTATGTTAATATAGGGGTATCAATCACTTATGGGATTTTTCTATGTTTGAATCTATCGAAATTCGCAAAGCAGCCAACGGTTTTATTCTAGTAGTGCATACAGAAGATGAAGATCTTGAATACGTTTATGATAGCAGCCGCAAGGCAATGCGAGTAATTAAACAGTATATTGAAGCTGATACTACTAAAAATTCAGATTAATAATTTATTAACGTTGCAAATTAAGCAACTTAGTTAATAAAATGTTAACAGTTGACTTTAACCCCGGGTTCCTGTATTATTACGAAATAAACTAATAACTACCAAGGAGCCTAACTATGAAACCCATTGTGGAAATTATTGCTGGCAGCTATCGCGATCAAGACTGTACTGGTATGCAGTTTGAACTAAAACAGCCCTTTACCAACACAGGCAAAAACGCATTTATTGCTGTCAAAAATGATGGACAGATTCCCGGCGGTCCAAAAGTGATCCGCATTAATGTTAAAGGTCCTATGGACTATCAATTTACAAATGGTAATTTTGTTGTAGAAGACAACACCAAGCCCACACAGGCTGCACCAGCTGAGACAGACCAAGAAGCAATAGCTCGTATTCGCGAACGTTTTGAAATCCTGCACGAAATGACCAAGGCTGCTACTAACGGCGACATTCGTGCTATGATTGTAAGTGGTCCTCCTGGTGTTGGTAAGAGCTTTGGTGTTGAGCAAGAAATTGAAAAAGCCCAACTTATAGATCAACTTGCTGGACGTCGCCTACGTGCAGAGGTAGTAAAAGGCAGTGCCAGCCCAATTGGTCTGTATCAAACTCTCTACAAGTATTCAGATTCGAACTGTGTTATCGTGTTTGATGATTGCGACAGTATCCTACTGGACGACGTTGCACTTAACTTGCTTAAAGGTGCTCTGGATTCCGGTAAGAAGCGCAAGATCAGCTGGTTGAGCGAGAGCCGTGTACTCAAGGACGAAGGTATCCCTTCAACATTTGATTTTAAAGGTAGTGTCATCTTTATCACTAACCTTAAGTTTGACAAGATGAAATCGCAAAAACTGCGTGATCACTTGGATGCACTACAATCACGTTGCCACTATCTAGATCTTACCCTGGATACTCAGCGTGACAAAATCCTGCGTATTAAGCAGATTGCAGGTGACGGTGTATTGTTTGATGGTTATGATTTCAGCAAAGAAGAACAGGAAGAAATCATTGAGTATATGGATGAAACCAAGGACAACCTGCGCGAACTAAGTCTGCGTATGGCTCTCAAGATTGCTGACCTCCGCAAGAGCTTCCCTAATAAATGGAAGGCAATGGCTAATACTACCTGTGTCAAGGTATAATATGGCAACAGATTCTCTTTTGTTAACAAAAGAACAAATAAAAAAGATGGCCCAGCTTGTGGAACGATTTCCTGAGATAGATGATTATACTCTGGAAATAGATAACAGCTCGGGTATTGGGCCAAGCTACACAATTAAGTTTTCTTTATATCTGGACGATGATTTTAGGGTAGATATTACAGATGTCACAACCTGGTAAAATATCGAGAGAAAGATTGGATCAAATCCTAATGTCTATGCTAGGAAGTAAGGATCTAGTAGAACGTTGGTGGACCACGCCCAATAGGGCTTTTGAAATGCAACCGCCTGAACTAGCTGATCCTGCATTAGTAAAAGATTATATCATCTGGCACGCCTACTGTGCGGGTGGTTAGGTTTCAGACCTAAAGGTCTGGGTCTGCTGATTTTCAGTTAGCTCCTGCGGCGGACCTTACAAACCCTGTCTAAATTAGACAGGGTTTTTTTTGACTTGTAAATCTAGATGTTGTATAATGAATTATGAAAAATACATTTCCCTACGTTGAGCATTATATCGAATTTTTGGGCGGGTATCGTGATGCCAGCGGCGCACTCTACGGTCTGTTCAATCAACAGCAACCTCCCATAAATCTGGCCCGGTACGACGTTAATATTGTTGAGAGCCTAGCTTGTCAGACTTCGGAAACAAAACTAGGTTACACTGACCGTCAGGCTGATCTAGCTAGGAAACTGGTCAGCAAGTACAAAAAACAATTAAGTAACCTACCTACTCCTATAATTGCCCCAGGACTGGAAGAAACTCTAGATTACAGAATGCCCATACGTCAGATTGATCGTAGACGTAGAGTTTTCATAGAACAAGATAAATTTATTTTAAAGTTTCCCTTTGACAGCGAACTAATCAACGCTCTTAAGAAACAACTCAAAGAAGGTCAAGGCACAGGTAAATGGAACGACGAGGAAAAGACCTGGGCCCTTGGTATGACTGAAAGTACTCTTAACTGGATCTTGGCTGTCAAAGACATATATAACTTTGAGACTAGTGATGACATAGATAAACTAGCACAGGCTATGCTAGAACGCGAACGCACACCCTACAAACTAGAACTTAGACTAGTAAATGATAAACTAGTGATTACTAATGCTGCCACTAGTCTAATAGAATATATAAACGAAAACCTAGGAGGGCTAGACTTGAATAATCTAGTTAGGTTGGTGGATTATAGCAGTGTGCTAGGCTACTCTGTGGATACTAGCCTAGTAGAAAGATTAAATATTGACAAGGAGTTTATACCCTGGTTAGTCAATAAAACAATCAAGCTTGATAAAGACCTAGAAGAAGCACAGGCACTTGACAAAGTTATAGAATATGCTAGACTGACTAATAGATTGCCAGTGTATCTTTACCAAGGACAGACCAAGATTAAAAAGAACACAGATGGTAAAGACTTGGTCTACCTGGACAGAGATAGCGAAGCCACTATAGAGCCTAGATTGCTAGTTACTACCACTACCTTTATGATAGGCCACAAACGTGCTCGTTGGTTACAGAGCGCAGAAAAGATTGCCATAATAAACAATGCAAGCCACACTACAGATTAACGACGAAGTAAATGTAAAAATACAGGGACTAGATCTTAAACATAGAAAATATCTTTCGGACAAGTACAAGTTCGAAATTCCCGGTGCCAGGTATCTCCCTGTGGTACGTCTAGGACGCTGGGATGGCAAGGTAAGTTATTTTCAGTTAGGTGGCACTACCTACATTAACTTACTGCCCGAGATACTGCCCTATCTAGATGATCAGGGCTATGATATTGAAATCAATGACACTAGAGAATACAATACTAAGTTCAACTTTCCCAGATTTGATAGTGATACCTTTGCCAACAAAACCTGGCCTCAGGGTCATCCACAGGCCGGACAGCCCATAACCTTCCGCGACTATCAAGTAGAAATAATCAATAACTTTTTAGAAAATCCACAGAGTGTTCAGGAGATAGCTACAGGTGCTGGCAAGACCTTGATCACTGCTGCTCTCAGTAAGACGGTGGAATCGCAAGGGCGCAGCATTGTCATTGTGCCCAATAAAAGTCTAGTAGCACAGACCGAGGCAGATTACATTAATCTAGGTCTTGATGTAGGAGTCTATTACGGAGAAAGAAAAGAACTAGCACACAGGCACGTTATCTGTACCTGGCAGAGTATCAATGTTCTAATTAAAAATAGTCAGGGTAGAAATGCTGAAGACGAACCAGCGAGCCTTAGGCTACTTAAAGATCCCAAAGACTATCTAATAGATGATCTAGCACAAGATGTTGTTTTAGTTATGGTTGATGAAGTACATCAAGCTAAAGCAGAAGTCCTCAAACAACTTCTTTCTGGTGTGTTTAGTCGTGTGCCCCTACGCTGGGGACTGACTGGTACTATACCAAAGGAAGATTTCGCTCGTGTAAGTATTCTATGTACACTGGGCCCAGTGGTGGGTCGTCTTAGTGCAAGTGAGCTACAGGAAGCAGGACATCTAGCTGACTGCCACGTGAATATATTACAATTACAGGATTACGCAGAGTATTCGGATTATAAATCCGAACTAAATTATCTTACTACTGATACAGCTCGTATTAAATTTTTGTCTGAATTAATCAATAACATAAAAGACACTGGCAATAGTCTTGTATTAGTGGACAGAATAGAATCCGGCCGGGGAATAGTGGAAGCACTAAATATGCTGACCCCTGATTCAGCAGTGTTTGTTTCAGGATCCACTAAATCTAAAACTCGACAAGCTGAATATGATGAAATTGCGACTGCTACTAACAAGATTATTGTGGCGACTTATGGTGTGGCCGCTGTGGGTATTAATATCCCTCGTATTTTTAATCTGGTTCTTCTGGAACCCGGAAAGAGCTTTGTACGTGTTATACAGAGTATTGGGCGAGGCATTAGACGAGCTGAGGACAAAGACTTCGTCCAAATCTGGGACTTGACCAGCAGTTGTAGATTTGCCAAACGCCATCTAACACAACGTAAAAAGTTTTACACTGAAGCTAACTACCCCTATACCTTTGAAAGAGTGGAATGGAAATAGCTCTTTTAAATTTAAGCAATACACGGAGAATAATTTGAGAATATTACAACTAGACACTAATGCAGCCTACAGCCTTAATGAAATACCTGAAGAAATTGATGATGTAAGATTCTGTGTTCTAGATAATTCTGATCCTCGTAATCCCGATTATTATTATATTCCGCTAATTTTTCTAGAAAGTTTTAATGCACCAGCTCTGGTGCTTCGTATAGGCGAGAATGAAATAAAAATGCCAGTTGACTGGCAGATATTAATTGGCGAACCTGATCTGGGAGATCTAGAAGTTGTGCCTCTAACTAGTATAAACGATCGAGGATTTAGCGTGTTCACCTTCAATCCCATCAAGAGTTTTAGGCCGGAATTTAAACCAGTAGAAGTAATGGATATCTATCAGGATGTAAAATGGTATTTTCCTAAACTTAAACCTGGACAGATGTTGGCAGTGCCCTTGGAAACTGGTGTGGAAAGTCCACTCTGTGCTTTCTTTGTCAAGGATATAAGTAGGCAGAGTGAGATCGTTAATTATAGTAAGGTATGGTGATATGAGTAAACTAAGCGAACAGGAATGGCTAGAACGTGTACGTAAAGCTTCTGAACAATATACTTTATCTTTAACTGACGAGGAAGCAAAATATAATTCAGCTAGAGATTTTGTTAGATGGTTATACGAGCAATGGGGCTATGAATACCGTGGGTAGTCTTAAACCGGGTGTCACTTACATTTATGAACGAGTGGGTGGGAGAACCTATGCTCGTGAGATGGGTTCCAAGGAGCGTGTACTAATAGGTGAAGAATACGCACTAAAAATTAATCGCCGAAGAATGGAACTTACTGACGAATGGATGCCTATATTAGAACAAGCAGACACCAATCCTGCTTTACAAGAAGCATTGGATCGTGTTAAAGTAATATATGAACTTACAAGGCAACACAACACCTGATAGTCTGGTCACTGACTTTTGGGATTATCGTCTAGAACGTGACAAATTTTGGACTAGGCTACGTATTTTTCGAGAGGATGCAGTCAAACAAGATCCTGATCTAGAAAATTTAACCAAACTGCAAGTCTTGTTAGAACAAAATTATGGTGTCAGGATACATTTAAATGATGCAGGATATATTCTACCTAGTTATGACATCGTGGACGAAGCAAGCTTTACTATGTTTCTATTAAAATATGACCGATAAATTAAGTATACAAAATGAAATGCGTCAGTTCGATTCCAAGAACAGAGATTTCTGGGACGAACTCACAGATGAGGAGCGGAAAAAGTTTAGCCCTTTTCTAATGATACGCTGGGGTGCTGGAGTAGAAGGCGGCGCAGATATGCAGGAATGGTATATACGTGCTGTCAATGAAAGACTTAATCATAACTTCTTTGAGTTAAGTAAACATCCTAAATTACAATGGCTACTAGCAACCACAGTTAGCCCGGGACTGGGCTCACAACGGCACTACTGGCAGTCCACAAAAAAACGTGAAGGCACCACCAACAGTAAACTAGTAAAATTCTTGGCTAATCTTCGTCCTGATTTAAAACAAGATGATGTTGAATTGTTGGCGTCGCTCAATGACATTAAAACTGTAAAAGAATGGGCTAGAAATGCAGGCTACTCAGAACAGGACATTAAACGCGAACTTGGCTGATTTTAAATGTAAGTATTGTGATAAAGTATTTCGCCGCGAAAGCTCTTTAGCGGCACATCTGTGTGAGAAAAAACGTCGCTGGCAGCAACAAAATGAACAGGGAGTACAAATTGGATATAATGCCTACTTACAATTTTATGAAACGACTCAGGGATCAGCTCGTCTTAAAACCTATCAGGACTTTGTGGACAGTCCTTTCTATCTGGCTTTTGTACGTTACGGCAGATATCTGGTTGGCGTTCGTGCTGTTAATGCTAATAGCTTTACAACTTGGTTATTAAAGAATAATAAAAAATTAGATCACTGGTGTAAAGATAGTTTTTATGAAGAATGGTTGCGGGAATATTTAAGAAAAGAAAACCCCAGAGATGCTCTGGAGCGAGCTATCAAGGAGATGCAGGATTATGCAGAAAAACTTAGACTGGATGGAACGGACTCTCTTGGCGATTATAGTAATTATTTCCGTCACGCTAACACTAATCGTGTCTGCTACCATATTACTACCGGTCGTATTAGCCCTTGGGTTCTTTACAATTGTGATAGTGGTCTGGGCTTTCTTGACACTCTTAGCCCAGAGCAAGTACTTTTGGTTATGCCTTATATTGACCCTGATTACTGGAATCGTCGTTTCAAGGAATACCTGGCTGACACTGAGTGGGCTAGGTTAATATTGACTCAAGCTGGCCTATGATATTATTTGTACTAGATTTAACTAGGGAATCTAGTACTAGACAGGAACTAGGTTGGCGTGCCACCCTAGGTATAGAAATTAGTCGTTGGTGCCGTGATCTAGGATTAGAACGCGACGTTGACTATGACTGGGCCTTGATGTCTGCTAAAAATGAATTGCATTTTAGGTTCTGGGGTGAAGATCCAGCCTTCGCCACTATGTTTGCACTACGCTGGGCGGAATATCTCTAAATGTTTTATACTACAGATGTTATAACAAACTTTGTGAAAAATCCTAAAAGACTTTATAAAATTGACTGGGTAAGAGACCTAGAGTTGTGTCTACATAATCCCTACGACAGCACTGACCTAGCCTATTATTATTATCATACGGAACAGGAACTAGATGAAATTAATTCCTGGGTTGAAGAAAATAACCTAGGCCAACGAACGTTTATTAATCGATGGCGTCTACGAGACGACCTAGCACTTGCAGTGTTTATACTTAAATGGATCAAATGAAATTTACATCTGATATTGATATTGATTTTGCAGATAGGTCCAAGATACTAGAGCTTATTAAACACACACCTGCAAAACTCGAGGATGGGCAACGTCACGCCAGTGGTGTCTATGTTACTGAAATCCCTGTTGATCCCTATACAGGGTTGGCCAGTCTTGATTACAAAACGGCAGAAGAACTAGGATATCTTAAATTAGATTTTTTGAATGTCAGTGTTTATAATCTTGTTCGAGACCCTGAGCATCTAAAACAGTTAATGGCACAAGAACCTGCCTGGCATCGCCTCTATGAACAAGATTTTTGCGCAAAACTAATACATCTAGGTAATCATTACAAAACACTTATAGAAATGCCCGAAGCAGTAAACAGTATACCCAGACTGGCAATGTTTTTGAGTGTGATAAGGCCAGCTAAACGTCATTTAATTGGCAAGCCCTGGGCTGAAGTAGCACAGACTATCTGGAATCGCCCCGAGGACGGTGGTTATTATTTTAAGAAAAGCCACGCCGTTGCCTATGCACATCTAGTGGCAGTTCATATGAATCTACTAGACTCTACGAACTAGTATTATACTTCTACGTTTACTTTTCCTAAGGATTGTTTCTTTTAGGCTAATAGCGGGGCCGTATTTGAGAGCTACGTCCTTGCTGTTGAATGTTTTTAATGTGTATCTAAACTGGTACCAGTCAGATTTTAAAAATATGTTTATGGGCACAAGTCTATTACTTTCCCACCACCAGGTCTCTCCCATCTCTAGAAAAGCCATTTTTTCCTGATCAGTTTTTAAAGCGCCAAAATCGTAGATGCTAGTAATAACATCGTCCAGATTCTGGACTATGCCAATGTACTCGTTGCCCCCGTAAGTTAAAAAGCTTAAAAAAGGATGATCTTTTAATATATTTTGGTGATCTGGTAGTGTCATCGTATTAAAAATGCTCATTTATTTAGTGTTCTGGTAGTGTGCTGACGCCAAATGTCCAAATAACTAAATATATAAATACAAGATGCAACAAATAACCAGTTACATCTATAATAATAGAATCACGGTGGTCTACGACACCGATCTTTCTACAACTGTAAGGAACAGACAAGTGTACACTAGAACAGTGGATATATACCCCGAGGTGGATAATCCCATACAGATACGTTTTTTGAATCAGGATCAGAAACCCACAGTTTTATCCAACGTCACTGTTCGTCTAGATGTAATTGATGATTATGTGGGCGCAAACAGTAATGTAGTTCTAAGTCGCACTGCCACTGCTATAAACGCAGCAGCGGGGTTATGGACATTAACTATAACTAGTGCCAATGTAGCAGGGCTAGACAGAAGTACCTACAATTATATGATTAAAATTGATAACGGTTCAGCTAATACCGCAGCCTACACTGATGATAATTTTGGCGCCTACGGACAGATAAGAGTCCATAACAATACAAAATAATTATGGCTGCTAACGGGATCAGTACTTTATCTAGCAAGGAAGATAGACAAGTTGCAAAACTTGACCTAGCTCAGATCGACCGCCAGGCTGGAGGGAATGTACTTGCTCCTGCTTATAGAGCTAGAAACAATTATGATATAACACAGTTACCCACTCAGTACAGTGGTAATACGGTTGTAAATAACCCCAACACTGGAGGTTTAATTAATGGAAGACCCTGGGTATGAGTGATAGTAATAAATTAGCAAACGTTGATTATAGATTAAAAAATCTTACTAATGCTCTTTATCTAACTAATGACGATGACGTTGCGCTTCGCACTGGTATAGAGGGCAACATAGTGATTAGCGGTAATGTAAATGTTCCGGGAAATGTTAACGTAGACTCCGCACATATAACAGAAGTGGGAACTAGTGGTATACTTACTACACCATATCTTCCTGTAGGCGGTAACGTAGCTATAACCAATAATGTAACAGTGGTAGATGGTGGCGGGAGTATCACTGTGGATGGTAATGTAACTGCCACAGTCTCAGGCAATGTTAATATTGGAACTTTACCTGAAGTAGAAATTAAAAACGATACAGGCAACCCTATAGCTATTAGTAAAAACACTACCACTAATAGTGAATCTAACCCCATCTGGGTTAAAGGTACTAGTGACACAAGTTTCTTTAGTCCTGTACAGAGTGATGCCTTTGGTAGACTGCGTATTAGCAATCCTTTTACATTGTTTGATGGGGCAATGCGCTACAATGATAATGAGTTTAAATGGAATCAGAAAGATACTGCGGGAGGTACGAGTTCTTTCCTAGCTAACGAAAGTAGTGTACTTATGTCAGTGTCCTCCAATGGCGATGAAAGTATAAGACAAAGTAAACAAGTATTTGCCTACCAACCTGGTAAAAGCTTACTAACCCTTGTAACTTTTGCAGCTACCACACCCACAGTGGGATTAAGACAGCGTGTGGGATATTTTGGAGCACAAAATGGCGTCTATCTAGAACTTGATGGCACCACGGTCAATATGGTTATAAGAAAGTTTACCTCAGGTACCGTAGACGATACATCAGAAAAGATAGCTAGATCCAGCTGGAATGGAGACAAACTAGATGGCACTGGGCCCAGCGGAATAACTTTAAACTTCAGTAAATCCCAAATATGGTGGTGTGATGTAGAATGGCTAGGTGTGGGGTCAGTAAGAACAGGATTTGTTGTAAATGGTCAGTTTATAATCTGTCACACTTTCCATCACGCTAATGTACTAGATAAAGTTTATATGACCACTGCCTGTTTACCCGTGCGATATGAAATAACAAGTACAGGTGCAGCAGGTAATCTAAGAGCTATTTGTAGTACAGTTATATCAGAAGGTGGATATAGTAATAGAAGCCTTCCAAGAGCAAAAAGTACAGCACTTACCGGACGTAATTTATCAGATACAGAGTTTAGGCCTTTGATTTGTATTAGGTTAAAAAGTGGTAATATAGATTCAATTGTGACCCCTAGTAAATTTGATCTTTATGGGTTACAGCAGGCAGCCTTTATATATAGAGTTATTTTAAATCCCACACTCACAGGGGCATCCTGGGTAAGTGCTGATACCAATAGTCGTGTTGAATATGACATTAGTAGCAATGCTCTTTCAGGTGGCACTGTAATTAACGAGGGCATTTTTGTAGGATCAAATAAAGGTGGTGCAGCCTCTGTAAGTTCTAACGAAATAGATTTTTCACAACAACTAGGTAGAACTATTGATGGGGTCAGTGATATCTATTGTATTGCTGCTATTGCAACCACAAATAACGATGACGCAGTGGCTAGTCTGAGCTGGCAGGAACATATTTAACCATATTCCTTACTCTAAAGTCTTGCTAAATCAACCTAACTAGTGTAGAATATACACTATGTATTCTGCCATTCAGGACTATGTCCTACAACATCTTCCTTTTAGAAAAAAAACCAGCCAGAGTGGCTGGATAAGCTTTGATGCTCCTTGCTGTGTGTATCGTGGAGAAAGTGCAGATACACGCAGTCGCGGTGGTATAAAAACCACTCCGGAAGGTGGCGTCAGTTATCATTGTTTTAACTGTTCTTACACAGCCAGCTACCAGCCTGGCAGATCTCTTAGTTATAAATTTAGAAGATTACTTAAATGGTTGGGCACAGATGATCTAGAAATACAACGTCTTGCAATAGAAGCAACTAGATATCGTAGCTTAATTGATCCCAGCGCACTCGCAGTGCAAGAAGAAAATACTGCCATAACTTTTGAGTCAAGAGAACTTCCCGAGCAGTCCAGGGACATTGTAGAACTAGCCACACATTATACTCTCGCAGACTATAAACATATACCCGAAGAGTACCACAGTGTGGTAAAGTATATAATGGATGACCGCAAGATAGATACAAGTAAATATAACTTCCGGTGGACTCCTGAAGTAGCTTATAATCTACATAAACGTGTGATTATTCCTTTTTACTATCAGGGAAATATAGTGGGCTACACAGCTCGCGCTGTAATAGATGATGTAAAGCCCAAGTATAGAAGTAGCCATCCAGCAGATTTTGTTTTTAACCTGGATAGACAGACAGCGGATAAAAAATTTGTCATAGTCTGTGAAGGACCTTTTGATGCTATGAGTATAGATGGTGTGGCAATATTGACCAATGAAGTAAGTAAACAGCAGGCTGAACTTATAGAAAATCTAGAAAGAGAAATCATCGTAGTTCCTGATTTCGACGTTAAGCCTCATCCCAAGTCCGGCAAAAAAATCTGGGCTGGACAACGATTAGTGGACCAAGCCCTTGAACTAGGTTGGTCAGTAAGTTTCCCAGTCTGGCGGGAAACCTGCAAGGATATAAATGAAGCGGTTGTAAAATATGGTCAGCTATTTGTACTCAAGTCCATACTGGATGCTTGTGAAACAAGTAGAATTAAAATAGAATTACTAAAACGTGGAGTAGTGCATTAATGGCAAAAGATTATAATACAGAAACACAGAAGTTATTTTTAGAAATAATGATCACTGATCCTGAAATGTATGTCAGGATTCAGAATATCTACAATAATGAAAACTTTGATCGAGCTCTTAAGGATGCGGCTAAATTTATCAGCCAGCATAGTAACGATTATAAAAGTTTACCTAGTAGAGAACAAGTACAGGCAGTGACCGGCGTTGAGCTAAGAGTCATTGACAATCTTGATGATGGTACTAGAGAATGGTTCCTAAAGGAGTTTGAAGGCTTTAGTCGTCGACGTGAACTGGAACGTGCTATCTTGAAATCTGCAGATATGATAGAAAAGGGCGAGTATGATCCCGTGGAAAACATTATCAAAAATGCAGTGCAGATTGGACTTACCCGAGATATGGGCACAGACTACTTTGCCAATCCCAGTGAACGTATTAATAGATACTTTAACAGTGGCGGACAGGTCAGCACAGGATGGCCACAACTAGATAAAGTACTCTATGGTGGATTTAGTCGAGGAGAGCTTAACATATTTGCCGGTGGGTCAGGATCAGGTAAATCACTGGTTATGATGAACATAGCTCTAAGCTGGCTACAGATGGGACTGAGTGGTGTCTATATCAGTCTAGAACTTAGTGAAGAGCTTTGTGGCTTGAGAACAGATGCTATGTTAACTGGTACAAGTACCAAGGACATACGTCGAGACGTAGAAAACACAGAACTTAAAATTAGGCTGGTGAGTAAAAAGTCTGGTAAGTATCGCATCAAGGCACTGCCCGCACAAAGCAACATCAACGATATAAGAAGTTTCCTCAAGGAATATCAGATACAGACTGGCAACGCAGTGGACTTTGTGATGATCGACTATTTAGATTTGTTGATGCCAGTAAGTGCTAAGGTCAGTCCCAATGACTTGTTTATTAAAGACAAGTATGTATCTGAAGAATTGCGCAACCTAGCCAAGGAACTTAATGTACTAATGGTCACAGCAAGTCAGCTAAACCGTAGTGCTGTGGAAGAAGTAGAATTTGACCACAGTCATATTTCGGGTGGTATCAGTAAAATTAACACAGCAGATAATGTATTTGGTATTTTTACTAGTCGTCAGATGCGCGAGCGAGGCCGTTACCAGATACAGTGTATGAAGAGTCGTAGTAGTACAGGGGTGGGTATGAAGATAGATCTTGATTATAATATTGAAACAATGCGTATCACTGATCCCGGGGAAGACGCTGGACCAGGTACATTGAAACCACAGGTTGGCAGTATTATGGATCAGATCAAGGCCAAGACCAACGTGGAATCTCGAGATAGTTCCAGTGCAGACGACGATAGTGGTAGCAAGGATCTTGGAGAAGCACAGAGTACCAAGCTTAAACAAATGCTGGCCAGTCTTAAAACTTCCAAAACCCTATAAAACATAAATATTACTAATCCGGAGCTGATCTTGCAAAAACGCACACGTAGTATACTAGAGGAACTAGATAGCATTCGTCGAGAGCGAGATAGGGAAAGTCTAGTAGAAAGCCGCGCCAATCACGTAATACAGGGCGCAATTAATCTTATAGGTTTTATAAGAGAGAACTACGATGCTGAACAAGCGGATGAGTTAGAGCGTAGACTTTTAAACAGTATTAGATCCCAGGATCTAAGTAAGTTCAGCCGTGGTGTTAAACGAATACAAAATGAAAATAAAAGAAATAATCCTAGAGAAGACCACAGCAACACCACTGGGTAGTTTAAAAAATCAACCCGGATTCGCTCAGGGTTTTATATCTGGTCTAGTGCCTGGCGCAGATCAGGCCTTTCAGACCTCCCGTAGGAACAGAATAGCTACAGCGTCGCCCTACACTGACGCTCCCACCACCACCTCTGCTAATGCTAGTAGTAGTACAAGCAACATAAGTCCTGAATATCAAAAAGCACAACAGCAGGCGCAGCAGTTGGCACAACGTGCAGCAGCCTATAAGCCAGCTAAACTAGGTCAAGTAAATCCTCGCCAGGATCAAGATAATACCTATGACGTTAGTTTTGCTGACGGTGGCCGAGGTGTCGTAAGAGTTGGGTACAAGGATGAGCAGGGACGAGATGTTCCCAGCAGAGTAAGCGTTATAGACCCCACTACAAGAACTCCCTATAGTTATAGTTACGATAATACAACTAGAGAGTGGCGCTATGTGGGTGGTGGACCACTTACTGATCCTGAAGAAATTAATAATTTAAACTCTATAATTCAAACTGTTGGTCAGCAGGCACAACAGATAAACACTCAGGCAGCAGCACAACAAAAACGTGCTGCTAACCTTCAAAGAGCTAGACAAAATAGAAAACAAAAAATAGCTGGTAAACAAGGCACATCTACCACAGCAGCACCAGCAACTGCTCCAGAACAAGGAACACCATAACAATGCGACTTTTTGAAATTAAAAATACACAACCTACTTGGAGACGCCTCAACGAGTCTGACGAGAAAGCAACACACTTAGAACATCTTGAAGATGAAATTTTTAACAAGGGTTATGTGGGTGCTCTAGAAGCTTTCAACTACATAGAAGGTCTAAAACAGATGTTGACCAAGGAAGGCACAGGAGAAAATACTCGTGTTACTGTTAAGTGGGACGGTAGTCCAGCCATACACTGTGGTATAGATCCAGAAGACAATACATTTTTTATAGGTACAAAAAGTGTTTTTAGTAAGGCTGCTAAACTTTGTAAAAGCAACAAAGATATAGATAACTGGTATGGGGATGTTCCTGAACTTGCAGCTACACTCAAAGCTTGTTTGCAGTATCTTCCCAAGCTAGGTATCAAGGATGTTATTAAAGGCGATCTATTGTTTGTGCGTGGTACTAATAGAGATCTAGTAGAACAAGAAATTAATGGAAGACGTTATCTAACCTTTACACCTAACACTATTACCTATGCAGTGGATATGGAAAATCAGGCCGCCCTGGCAAAACAGATGCAGGCAGCTAAACTGGGTATTGTGTTCCATACAGTCTACCAGTGGACTCCACCTACTCCAGAAGATCAACAGGAAAGACAGGAGCAAGGGAAAGAACCCCTAAGTGATACTCCCAATCTACCTGATATGAAGGCGCATTTTAGATTTAATCCAAGCAGCCTAGAACACATACGTGATGTCTGGTGGGACGATGCCTATTACGAAGATATGACAGGTATTGCCACACTAACACCGCAGGAAGCTCGCCGTGTGGAATCACAGCTTAATCGTGTTGCTGTAATTTTTAGCAAGGTTGACCCTGCAGTATTTGATAGATTCCTTGGTGCAGGAAATAATAAAACCAGCGATTTTGTTACCTATATTAAACCTTTTATCAACACCAAGGTACAGCAGGGCGAAACACAGGTGGGAAGTGCTATAGAGTTCTTAAAGGAATTCCAGGACTATGTAGAACAAAAAATGCAAGCAGAAATAGCCAAACTTAAAGGCGGGCCTGAAAGTCAAGCAGCACAGGATAGACTGGAACGTGTGGAAGCTATCAAAAAGTTTATAGCAGATAATAGTAACACATTATTAAGCATACTAGCACTGTATAAAAAAGCAGTGGAGTTGAAGTTGTTTTTTGTAAAGAAACTACAGATGATAGAAAGCACTGTGGGGACATTTATCAAAACGGAAAGCGGCTATAAAGTAACCAAGCCCGAGGGATTTGTGGCTGTAGGCGGCGATGGCCAGGTAGTTAAACTTATTGATCGTCTGGAATTTAGCAGAGAGAATTTCCAGAAAAGTCGCAATAGAAATCCTGCCTAATTCCAAGATAATTAATACATTTGGTATAAATAATGATATGCGCAGTGCGCAGAATTTTTAAAGGAACAAGAAAATGCCAGTATTTACAAGAACCAATGGTGGTGCTAGTCCAGTAACTAACACAGCTAATGCAGCCATTAGCAATCAAGACTCACAAGCAGTTATTATCTCTACCGGTATCGGTAAGCCAGTTCAGGCTTTTGGTGTTAATGCTAATGCAAGTATTGCTACAGCATTTGGCGCAGGCGAAGCAATTGAAGTTGCACTAAGAGCTATCTCTAGTCGCGCTACTATCCTAGCCTATCAGGTAGACAGCCCTCTACTAAGTGTATTAGTAGAAGAAAGTGATTGGACAACCAGCACTCTACAGTCCAACATTAATGCAGCACTAACAGGTGCAAGTATTAATATTTCTACTACTGTAACCAACGTAGGTATGAAACTACAACTTTCCTAATATCTAGGTAAGTATAAAAGAAGTCAAATAAGGCAACCTAGGTTGCCTTATTTTTTACTAAAATTTTGCAGTTACTAAATACAGGGTCAGTAAAATATTAATAAAATGAGCTCTACAGACATAGAAAAAGAAAACCTAGAAGCGCACGTTGAACTCTGCGCTGAACGTTATAAGCAACTGGAAAGCAGAATTGCGGGAATAGACAAACGTTTGGAAAACGTAGAAGAACATCTGGTGGCTATACGTGATACTATTTCACACAAATCCAGTAATACTGATAAACAGTTCATAACGATTGGCACAAGTGTACTGGGCATCTTACTAACAGCAGTAATAGGACTTTTAGTACATCTAGCCACCAAATGAAAATAACTGAAATCCTTAAAGCCAATACAAAATTGCACGTAGCTCTCAACAACGAAGAAGCAGAGCTACTCAAGGAACTTAGAACCAAGGAATCAATTTTAAAGTCAGATCTGTCGGAGAGACAACAGTTGATAGCCAATCAACTTGTAAATAAAGATCTACTATTGAGAATCAATGACAACAACCGAATCATTTACAAACAACCAACTAGGGCAGATCATAATAGATCTAGCACTAGATAAAATAAAAAACTGGACCAAGCAAGAGTATAGACGTATAAGATCACGGTCCCGTGTACCACTTTGCATAGAAATAAACAAAAATACCTGGACTATAGGCAATTTTGTAATAAGACATCAAGGCACTCATATCTACCGTGTGGATACAACAGGGGTTAAAGTGCATATTTTTTACAGTAGGGCCGCTGCAATTTTCTACTGTGCTCTGACTACACTAAATCAGTTTAGACTAGCTGATAAGATACTTTATGCAGATCAGGAAACTGCTAGACGCTACGAAGATACAGAATTTTATAGAGAAAAGCTAAACAATAGAACAACAAATCTAGATGATTTTAAGAAGCTGCTTTATACTACTAGATATCACGAATCCAAGCTTTCACTAGCTAATGCTAAACGAGAACTGGAAGAAAGTTTGGAAAGTGCTAAATACATTAAAATCTGGGAAGACCTATTATGAACTTAAAAGAACTAACACCACAAAAAACCAAGAAATTAAACCGCGTGATGGAAAGCCGTTTCGGGTTTAAAATTGACTACGATAAACTAGACTACGCCAAGGCCCAGCGTCTCAAGCTAGCCCTGGACGAGGGCCTAGACCGCATACGTCGCAGTGCTGCTATACACAGCGCCGAACGTGATCCTCAGTATATGGAAATGCTTATGGTTCGTGAAGGACTTACAGAGTGGATCAAACAACAGGATGTGCTACTAGAAGGTGAACTAGAAAGTGCAGAAGCAGTATTAGCAGCCAAGGATATGGTTGATAGTATTCAGGATATGATCACAGATGCTAGCAAGATGTTAAATGAGCAATTACCTCCCCTACTAGATACTATTAAGGATCAAATCGGTACAGCTCAGGCTGACGGCTTTAAGAACAAGGCACAGGAAGCATTAAACAATCTACTTACAGTTTTAAACTCTACAAGAGAGTCATTAGACAGTGGCGCTAGACAATTAGCTGGTGAGGAAGCTCCTATGAATGAACCACTGGGACCAAGTCCTGAGCCCAGCCCGGAGCCTGAAGTAAGTGATCTAGATCAAGAAGAAGAACCACAAGATGATTTCGCAGCCAGCGCAGCAGCAGTGGGCGGTAACGAGCCTCTAGGTCGTGAGCGTAGATAATGCGTCTTAAAGAGTTTGTTAGTGAGCAGGCGCCCTTGGCGCCTCCTGCACCTCCTCTTGATATGCAACCAATGGGTTTAGAACAGCCAGGTCAGGCCTCTCCAACGAGCCCAATGAGCAAAGCAGAACTCAAACATAAACAACTTCACAAACAAGAGCTCGCTAAAAAAGATATGCCTGCTGTGGCAGCTCTAGCACAGATTCAGCAAAGAATTATAAAAAATAAAATGGAACCCAGAATGGACATTGATGCCGTTCTGGATCAACTGGGCAATGCCCTACGCACTGATAGTTTTACTGCTGATGCGTTAAGGGATCTAAATGACAGAAATCCCGCTGTAAAAAATGTAGTTAAAAATATTGAACCGGACACGGTTACATTCAAAACCAATGATACTGACAATCTATCTAGTGCTAATATGCCAGATAATTCTCAGCAAACTGTCAGTGCAATGGCCAACAAAGCAGTAAAACGTAGACAAAAATAAAAACACTCTTTTTACTTTACAATAGGCCCAAAATAGTATAGAATATGCCAAAGTTTCAGCGACTCATTTTTACATTAAATATAGATATAGGAGACAAGAATGGCATATTCGGATCAGGTAGTGGATCATTACGAAAATCCAAGAAATGTAGGTAAATTAGATAAAAATGACCCCGCAGTGGGAACTGGTCTAGTGGGCGCACCTGCCTGTGGAGATGTTCTACAATTACAAATTAAGGTAGAAGATGACATTATTACGGATGCCAAATTTAAGACTTATGGTTGCGGTTCAGCGATCGCATCTTCGTCGCTTGTCACTACGTGGCTTAAAGGAAAGAGTATTAACGAGGCGGCAGCGATTAAGAATACCGATATTGCGGAAGAACTGGCGTTACCTCCAGTCAAAATCCACTGTTCCATATTGGCGGAAGATGCAATTAAAGCGGCCCTAGCAGACTATAAAAGTAAACATTTAGCAGATCAATGA